CATCTAATTTAAAGAATATTCTGGATGATTTATCACTTGATATTATTTCTATAATATTTAATAAAAAATTTGATGATAAAAAAGAAAATCCAGGTATTTTATATCATATAACTAATTCTGTTTATCTTGATAAGATTAAAAGTATGGGACTTGTTCCTAAAACAAAATCAAAACAGGCCTCCCATCCAGATAGAGTATATTTTTCTTTAAGTAGAGAAGGGGCTTTATCTTTATGGAGTAGATTGAAAATGCATATTCCTAAGGGAAATGGAATTTTATTAACAATAAATTCAAAAGGATTAGATTTATATGAAGATCCTAATTTTGAGGATGGAGTGTATACTTATCAAAACGTTCATCCTAATAATATAATTAAAATAGAACCTATAGATGAAAATTAAGGGCTTAGGCGACCTAATAGAATTTTTTACAACCATAAGTGGTATCAAATTTATAGTCGATAAGCTCTGGAAAGGAAGATGCAATTGTCAGAGACGTAAGACATATTTGAACGAAAAATTTCCACTACACAAATGAAACTGAATATAGTTATTGTAAATAATATACCATTACTCAACAAAACAGTAGTTGGACTTACGCTATATCCATTCATATTCTTAAAGAAATCATATTTAGAGAAGATATCTGAACAAACATGTTTGGATTTAATCAATCATGAATTAATTCATATCAGACAACAAGAAGAATTATTGGTTATTCCGTTTTATATTTGGTATTTGTTGGAATGGTTTATAAAGTCATTTAAATATGGTAAGAAGGCTTATCGAAATATATCATTTGAAAGAGAAGCATACATGTTTGATTCCGATAATGAATATTTATTAAACAGAAAATTTTGGTCATTTATAAAATTTATGTAAACAATTTAAACAAATAGATTATGCACAACTGGTTTGAGGTAAAAATTAAGTATGAGAAAACTGCCGAAGAAGGCAAAATTGTTAAAGTGAGTGAGAAATTCCTCATTGATTCTTTAACTTTCAGTGAAACAGAAGCACGCATCACACAAGAAATGGAACCATACATTAGTGGTGAATTTCAGATCGTAAGCATCAAACGCCTCAAAATCAACGAAATGTTCGAAAACGAGAACGGTGATAAATGGTATTCCTCTAAAGTATATTTCATTTCATTAGATGAAGAAAAGGGGGTAGAACGTCAAGTAGGTACAACAATGTATGTTCAAGCGAACGACATCAAAGAAGCTGAAGCAGGCATTGTGGAAGGTATGAAAGGTTCGATGGCTGACTATAGGATCGGAAAAATCGTTGAAACAGATATTGAAGATATATTCAAATACGAAACTGAATAAAAATGGGAGTAATTAATCAACAATATTTAGAACCTGGCGATAAGTTTAAATATAAATTATCTAAAAAAGGGCATATTCTTTTAGAAAGCATGGGAATTTTAAAAGAATTAAAATTAAGTGTAGAAAATGCTGTTGATATTCAAGGGAATCCAACTAAAGGTTCTTTTTATGTTAGTGATAAAATATATGAATTTCATGCTGAAAATATGAGTCCATCCCTTGAAATAGGAGGACAACAATTAAATGGTTCAATATTTAATATTGGATTTAATGAAGCAGGAGATGACCTAACAAATATTGATTCTTTTATTGGAAAAGGAGGAAAAACTGATTTAATTAAAGTATATAGTACTATGTATAAAGTATTTATTAACCTAATTAATTCTATCCACCCTGATTATTTAATAATTTATGCTTATGATAAAAGTGGATACTGGCCTATTTACAACCAATTAATAAAAGATAATCCATTGTCAGGTTATAATAGAAAAACAATTATAGAATTCATTCATGATTCCGAATCATGTAAAGGGGTTATTTTAAAAAAGAATAATAAAAATTTGTAATATAATTTGGCTCTCTCAAGGAGCCTTTTTATATTCACGTATAAATAAGAAATAGATATGGAAGAACAGTTTGTAAGTTATGAAATAGCATTACAATTAAAAGAATTGGGATTCGATGAAAATTGTTTAGTTGGTTATCAAACAGTTTATGGAGGTAAACATGAACTTTTAATGCCAGTAAATAAATATTGCCATTTAAAATACTATAAAAAGTCGGCTCCTTGTAATGAACATGTTATTCAAGCACCTATTTGGCAACAAGTAATTGATTGGTTTAGAGAAGAACATTTCATAGATATATCTATTGTTAACACATATAGAGAATCCGGTTTTGAACATTATAAATATATCATTTATAAATGCAATGATACATTAATTGAAAGTAGTTATAAACAATATAAAAATACTCGCGAACAAGCAATCCTAAAAGCAATAGAATATATCAAGCAACCCTCAATAAAATAGATAAATATCATTACATTATCGAATTCGATGGTGATATAGGTTTTGGTCAACTCGACTTCAAATATGAAGAAGGTTATTGGATAGTTGATTCAGAGACACTAGGTGTAGAAACAATGGTTAAAATTATTAAATCAATTAAATAATATGTTAGAACCAATCGACATCACAGACGAACTCGAAATCATCCAAGAAGCAATTCTTCATTCAGGTGGCCGATTCTTCAAACAAGCAGAATTAAAACGAATGACTATAGAAGATTTACTATAAAACATTGTAGTCAGAAATAAAGTATCAATTAATATAAACTATAAAAAATAAAAAGGTGCAGAGAAAATCAATTGTCAAAGTTATTACAAAGAAGTTAAACGAGTGGCTCGAATCAATTAGCGACGAAAAATTACGCGAAGACGTAAAGAAAAACATTCTATTGAGTGGAGGTTCAATTACATCCCTGCTCCAGCAACAAGACGTAAATGATTACGACATTTACCTAAAAGATCCAAACGTTTTGTTAAAACTTGTAGAATACTACACACAAGGCATGAGAGATGTAGAAATATGGGATGGACGTGATAAATCAAATAAGGATGCTTATTTAAATTCTCGCCATTACACTGCAAGCGATAACGAATATGAAGGTGATCTATCAAAACGCTCTGTAGCACTACGCACATTACGTCAAGATCAAATTAAATTGTATCTTCCAACAGGTGGACTTAAAGTAGACCACGACGAAGTGACTCCTTATCAAGTGGAATTTTTATCTCCAAACGCTATTTCATTGAGTGATAATATTCAGATTGTAATACGTTTCTATGGAGATAATGAAGCAATCCATAAAACATTTGATTTTATTCATGCTACTAATTATTTTACATTTGCTGATGGGTTAGTGTTAAATGTAGATGCACTAACATCCATTATGACAAAAACATTACAATATCAAGGCAGTTTATATCCGCTTACCTCTATTATTCGTATCAAGAAATTTTTAAATAGAGGATGGAATATTGGTGCAGGTGAAATGTTGAAGATTATGTTCCAAATCAGTGAATTAGATTTACATAATCCTGATGTACTCGAAGAACAACTGATTGGAGTTGATGTAGCATATTTTGGTACGTTAGTTGAAATATTAAGGGATACTAAACACGAGATTACATCACATTCCTTGAATATTGTTATTGATAAAGTGTTTGGTGAAAGTGATGGAGAAGTCTGATCCATATTTCATTGAAAAAGGATGGTTTACCCATAAAATGTACTGCAACGAGACATTATTGTCTGGTTGGGATAAAGGAACAAATACAAGAAAGTTCGTACGAAGTGGTGAAGAATTTTGGTTAACAAGATATTGTAATTCATTAAATAATTACAATAATGTAGTAGAATTAATTAAACAAACTAATCAAGTTATGGAAAATAAAATAACACAAAAAATACCAGGAATAGATTATATAGAAAATAAATATCAAAATACAAATATTATTCGTAGTATAGAATCAGAAGTTTTATTCGTTCAAACACACCCAGACGCAATTCTACCATTCAAAAATCATCCTGAACAAGAAACAGGAGATGCTGGATATGATTTATTTGCAGTAGAAACAACAACCATACCTGCTAGAGGATATGCTGTTGTGCCTGTAGGACTTAAACTAGGTTATATTACGCCCGGTTACTGGTTCCGTGTTGAGGCAAGAGGAGGCAATGGATTTAAGAAAAATTTAGAACCTCATCCTGGAATAGTAGATAATCCTTATAGAGGTGATCTGGGAATTAAGTTATTCAATTTTTCAGATGAAGATCAAGTTATTAAAAAAGGTAATGGTGCCGCTCAATTCATTCTATATAAAATGGTAAAATCTAATGTTGGTTGGATTGCTGAAGAAGATGTAAAATCAACTGACAGAAATGAGAAAGCGTTTGGATCATCTGATAAGAAATAATTATGACAATAGACGAAGAATTCAGAAACTATAAACGTTTTCCTATTCAAATAGGTAGAACAACATTTGCTTTATTGCATATGTTCGAGTATCATCCAGACCACATCGAAGATGTAATGCTTCCTGAAGAATTAGAGCATAAAATGTCGAATGTTGATTATGAAGCAGCTGTTGAACAATTCATAAAACAATTTGAAGGAAATGCTTGTCGATTGTTCTTTATGAAGTTGCGTGATAAATGTGATGAATATATAAAGGTTGAAGAAGCTGAAATCGCTGAGAAAACAAATAACTGGTATAATAAATTAGATAAACCAAAAGACGAGTAAATGTATCAATCAATTTTGTTCTCACGTACTCCTGATGCAGACCAGTGGAATTATTATCTTCGCGACTGTCAAAACGGCATTACTAAATTTAAATATTGGCCAACACTTTATAAAATCGACAATGAGGGAGAACATATATCCCTTTTTGGAGATCGCTGTACTGCTATTACAGGCAAACATGATAAAGCAGATACATCTATATTAGAACGTGATATCAGCAAAGAACTTGTTGTATTACGCGATCTATATTACGAAACAGACGATATTCCTTCCTTCCATAACATAGTTTATCTCGATATAGAAATTGAGATGTTAGGTGCACTCGATCCAGCCTCAATTAGGGCTGCCGAAGCAGAAATAACTGCAATCGCTTTACAAGATGTAACTAATAAACAATACTTCTGTTATATACTTGATAAAACACGTTCAATTACTGATTCTCATATAGAAAATAAACATGTTATTTCGTGTTCAAGTGAGAAAGACTTAATGCGTCGATTTTTAAATAAATGGCAAGAACTTGATCCAACCATTGTAGTACACTTCAATGGGGACTTTTTTGATATACCATATTTGTATTATAGAATTAAAAGATTACTTGGGGATGAAGTATATCGTTTATCTCCTGTTGGAAAAATTGAAGAAAATATATATAATCCACAATCTCCAATTAAAATTGGTTTAGTAAATAGTTTAGATTATCTTCTTTTATTCAAAAAATATATTACTAAAGTAGAACCATCATATAAATTAGGTGATCTCGGAGAGAAGTATGTTAATTTAGGTAAAATATCGTATGAAGGTAATCTTGATAAATTATTCAAAGAAGATGTAAATAAGTTCATTGAATATAACTTGAGGGACGTCGAGATTATTGAAGCAATGGATGAGAAATTCAAGTTCATTGATTTAACTATAACAATCTGTCATTTATGTCATGTTCCATATGAATCGATTTATTATAGTACAGTTCTTAATGAAGGAGCTATATTAACTTATCTAAAGCGTAAAGGAATTGTAGCTCCAAACAAACCTACTACAATGAATCCTTCGATTATTGAATTGTCGGTAGGAGATTTAGTTATTCATCAGAGAAACACTCCGACAGTAGAAGGTGTGGTTCATAGTATAAGTGGAACAGATGTAGTGATCAAGACGTTATCAGGTAGATATGTTGATAGAGCATTGAGGTCTGTTCGGTTGAAAGAAGGATATGCTGGAGGATTTCTTCTTGACCCACCAGTAGGATTACATGGATGGCTTAGCGATTTCGATTACAGTAGTTATTATCCTTCGTCCATTCGCAGTTTAAATATAGGGGTCGAAACTCTGAAAGGCAGAATTGTGGTTGAAAATCAAAATTATGAACTATGGAATAGCATGGTTGAATTGAAAGAAAAAGATCCAGATGAAATCCTAACTATAGAAAAACTCGATAAACGAACATACACACTCAAACAAGCACAAATCCCAGTCGGTGAATTAATTGAACTTATCGAAAAAAATAAATGGAATATATCTGCTAATGGAGTTATATATGATTCCAAGAAGAAGGGTGTAATGGCTGATGTTTTAGGTGGATGGTTTGATATGCGCTCCAAAATTAAAGAAGAGATGGAAGAAATATATGCAAGAGGAGATATATTATTATTTAATCGGTTGGATATTAATCAATTAGCTTATAAAACACTACTTAACGGTGGATATGGTGGATTGGCATTGAATGGATTCAGATTTACTGATGGGTTTAAAATGTTATCTTCATCTATCACTTGCACGTGCCAGAGAAATATTTCCGAGTCGATCAAATATGCTAATGAAATAATGAATGAATATTTGAAATAAAATATCATTATGTCATGTTTAGGTAATATGTATAATTAAATATAATGAGTAAAATTATAATATATAAATTAGAAAAAAATAATATTCCATTTTATGTTGGATATACGTCTAATAAGAAAAGAAGACTTTATACCCATAAAAATAAATATGGAAATGATATCGAAATGATACAAATAGATGAGACTGAGGATTATAATAAAAAAATCACAGAAAATTGGTGGATTGATAAATTAAGAAATGATGGATTTATACTTTTAAATAAAAATAATGGAGGAGGAGGTTCTATAGCTGGTAGTAGAACAGAAGAGAGCCTTAATAAATTTAAAGAAACATTCAAATCTAATCCATGGAATCGAAAAGGAACTCCTCAACCTTATTCTTATACTATAAAAATTAAAGAAGCATTAAGTGGGGTGTCTAAGCCAGAAGGATTTGGAGATAATTTATCAATTAATAGAAAAGGAGTAAGCAAACCAGATGGTTATGGAGAAAAAGTATCTCTTAAACGTAAAGGAACTCATAATTTTAATGGAACAAGACCCGTATTTCAAATGGATGATTATGGAAATATTATCAATGAATTCTATAGTATAATAGAAGCAGCTGATATTACTCATTCTAATAGTGCTTCTATATCTAAAGTATGTAGAGGAAAATTAATCCATACTAATGGTTTTAGATGGGTTTTTAAAGAAATAGATTATAATTATAGAATTTGTTCGAGATGTGGAATAAATAAAAATATAAAAGAATTTGCTAGTATAGAAAAATCATGGTGTAGACAATGTCTAGGGGATTATAATCAGGAGTATTATTCATTAATATGGAATACTAAACAATCAAATAAATAGAATATATGAAATTCAATGTTAATGAAATAAACAGTCATGTTAAAATTGCAGATACAGATTCTATGTTTATATGCTTTGAACCTGTATTAAAAAAGTTATATCCTGATTTAGATCTCAATGACAAATTAGCAGTCATCCCTAAATTAAAACTATTACAAAAAGAAGTAGGCGAAAAATTAAATAATTATCAATCAGAGATTGCTAAAAGAATATCTAACTGCGATGAACATTATTTCTCATTAAAACCCGAATTTCTAGTTCAAAAAGCATATATTTCAGGAGTTCGACGATATGCACAATATTTGGTTGATCGTGAAGGAATGGCAATCGATAAATATGTAATTGCAGGTATAGATATAGTAAAGTCTAATTTCCCGCCATACTTTAAAAACTTTGGTGAACAACTTATAAAAGATATTCTTACAGGTAAACCTAAAACAGACATTGACAAAGATGTAATGATTTTTAAAACATCGATGGATACTGTTGATTGGCGTTTATTAGTAAAACCTTCTGGTCTGAAGAAGATAGATGAATATATAGAATCAGCACCACTTTCAGGAGACATGTTTTCTAAACTTAAGTTGAAATGTCCTATAAATACTAAAGCTTCTATAATTTCTAATGACCTATTGCGATTTTATGGATTGGACAAACAATATCCCTGTTTTACTATAGGTGATAAAATAAACACAGTACTATTAAAAAATAACCCCTACAAGATTGATGTAATAGGACTCAATGGGTTCAACGATGCTCCTCAAATATTAGATATTGCTAAAAAATATATTGATAAGGATGGGTTATTTGATTCAATTATTAGAAATAAATTGGAGAATATATATCAAGATCTAGGGTGGTCTCTCTCTTTAAACCCCCATATTGATAAATTCTCTTTATATGAAATATAACAGTGCTTACTTTGTGACTTTTTTTGTGACTCTCCAAAATCCTCTAATATGTATAATCGATGGGAAGAATAACTAAATATAAAACGGTAGAAGAGAAGAAACACGCTCAACTATTGGCTTCCAAAAAATATTATTGGAATAATAAAGAACAAGAAGATGGCAAAGCAAAGGCTAGGTACTATAGGAATATACAAGATAATAAGCCCAAGCGGTAAAGTTTACGTAGGACAATCAATTAATATTGAGAAACGAAGAAATTCTTATAGTAAATTACAATGTAAACCTCAACCCAAAATATATAAATCTTTAAATAAATATGGTTGGGATAATCATATATTCGAAATAATAGAAGAATGCTCAATAGAACAATTAGATGAGCGTGAAATATTTTGGAAAAAATATCACTTAGAACAAGTCAATAATGATTGGCATAAAGTTTTATTTTGTGATTTATACGACAAAAGTGGTGGCCCTATGAGTGAAGAGATCAAAAATAAAATTAGAGGTCAAAAACGTTCTGAAGAAACTAAAAAGAAAATGAGTCTATCTAGAACAGGACAACCAGGAACCTTTTCAGGTCATAATCATTCTAATGAAACTAAAGCAAAAATAAGTGAAGCTCGATTGGGAGTCCCTAAATCAGATGAAACTAAAGCAAAAATGTCTGAAAGTCGTAAAGATCATCCTATGTTTACTGATGAGTGGAGAGAAAAAATTAGGAACACACATATTGGGATGAAACATTCTGAAGAGACTATTACTAAAATGAAAGGAATACCTAAAAGTGAAGAAACTAAAATTAAAATGAGTGAATCTGCAAAAGGAAAACCGGGCCATTTTCTGGGAGGTCATCATTCAGATGAAACGAAATTAGAAATGAGTGAATATAGAAAAGGGAAACCAAGCTCATTCTTAGGCCATCACCATTCAGATGAAACTAAAATTAAATTAAGTATATCTGCTAAAAAACGTCCTTTTATATTTGTTCCAGGTCACAAACACTCTGAAAAGACAAAATTAAAGATGCGTGAACCTAGACCATCAATATGTAAACATATTTTACAGCTTGATTTAGATAATAATTTTATCCAAGAATGGCCTTCTCTTAAATCGGCTAAAGAACAATTGAAATTAAATCATTCCGCTTTAAGTGATTGTTTAAATATGAAAAGAGAAACATGTGGTGGATTTAAATGGAAATTTTTAAATTGATTTGATTTATCAAATATTCTTTATTATATTTATATCACAATTAAAACGGAAATAAGTTATGAATAATCAATTATTTACATTAGATGATTTGCGGACAGCCTTTAAAGCAGGATCTAGCTTAAAATCATGGAGTGATTTTGGATTTGAACCGACTTGGGATGATTTTGATCAATGGTATGATTTTATCACAAATAATAATAAATAAGTTATGGAAAAAAGATTAATTCTCAGTCAAATTCAAACACCAGACGGTACTATACTAACCTCATATCACGTACATGACTATGTAACTCATCTCGATAAAAATGGAGAAGAATACATGCTCGATGGAGGTAACGAATATCAACGCTACAACATTTGTAAAGAACCATTTAAAGATTTATCTATATGGTCAGATGCCCCATACGAGGTAATAAGAGAAAATTATCATCGTGGTGGTAGAGGTAAGAATGGCGATCAACCATTAACGTGGGTTCCATTATCGAAAATGTCTGACTCATGGTTAAAAGCGTGTATCGAATATAATGATGAACGCGGAATGGGAAAATCGTTTGCTAATTATATGTATTTAAAAGAAATCAAATATAGAAAAAGAATGGAAATAAAAATAGAAGAATAATATGACACCGAAAGAAAAAGCAGCCGAATTAGTAGATAAGTTCATGAAATACGAACCAATCAAACTATCAGACTGTACTCGAATAGAATATCCATCAGCAATTAATTTAGCTAAAATGTGTGTAGACGAATTTATTGCTGATTTTCAAAATATAAATGAATTTGATACAGATCAATTGTCATTTTGGGAAGAAGTTAAACAAGAATTAAACGAGTTATGATACAAAGACTGCCTAAAGGCACACGCTACTATTTCGTAAATACTAGAATGGAAACTACTAGCAATACTGATTATGGAGATACAGATGCTACCAAGAGATTTGAGTGTGGTAATTATTTTGAAACGAAAGAAGAATGTCAACTGTTTGCTACGTTTTTTCATAAAAGTTTAAATACTAGAACATTATATATAAATGGTAACTAAAACGACCCTCCAAAGTTTCATCTCCAAATATTACCTTAACGGTGTTAATAATAAAGTTAAATGGAGGATTAAAGATAATTCACTCACAGTATATGCTGGAGAAAAAGGAAGCGTCTGTAAAGTAGTACTTAATAAATTCGATTTTGAAGATGGAGAATTAGGTATATTTGACACAGACAAACTCAATAAACTTCTGAATATAACAGCAGGCGAACTATTTATAACCCCAGAGAAGACCAGAGCAGTCTATAATAAATTACATATATCAGATCAAAAATTTGATGTAGAATATACTTTAGCTGATATTATGGTTATAGGTAAAGTATCATATTATCGAGACCAAGACGATTACGAAATTGAAGTAAGATTAGAGAAAGAACAAATGCTTAATCTTATTAAAGCTAAACAAGCTCTCGCGGATCAAGATAATATGACTATAAAATCATTCAAAGATATTGATCGTGGTTTGGTATGTGAATTTATATTCGGAGATAATGCATCATATAGCAATAAAATCGTATATAAATTAGAGGGCATAGTAACGCGCGCTGATGTAGAACTACCGTTTAACAGCGATTTATTTGTGAATATTTTAAAGGCGAATAAGGAAATGGAGTATGGTATTTTAAAGGTGTCTAATGAAGGACTCATCAAACTTGATTTTACAAGTGATGAAATCAGTTCACAGTACTTTATTTTAAGACGCGAATAGTATGGAAATACCTATACTACAAAGATGTTATTTAAAAATAGCTGATTCTCCATTTAAAGTAGGAGGTTATTTATTGATACCTAAAGGAAAACAAGTATGGAATATAGAATTCCAATCTAATATTTCTTTTGAAGAAGATCAAATAATTGAATTAACACACAATGTGTGGTCAGGAAATTATGGTTATGGGAAACTCAAACAATTATTATGGAATATTCCTGGATTTATTCCTACATTAATTGATAAAGGAAAAGGAGAAATAGGATTTAACTTTGAAGGAATAACACAATATATTGTTCCAAAACCAACATTTATAACATATAAATCAAATATTGTATGAAAAAATCAATAAAGAAGATAATAGCAGTAGATGAAGATGGTGAAATATATGAATTCATCATCAAATCAGGCAATTCAGTAAGCATTCAATTGCAACGAGGTCTAAGTAGTCGATCAGGAAATAACGGAATAATAGAAAGATACCCAAACGGAGTAGAAACTCTAATGTTATTATCAGCACCAGAATCAATTACTGGTGAATTAGTTCATCAATTTTCAGAACAAATTGATAGTCTTATAAATTTTTAACATACGTATAATAAACCAAGACTTCAGAGCAGAAGGTTTAAAATAAAACAAACACAATTGTTAACAATCGAGTAGCTATCGCACTCACAAAACTAAATTATTATGTTTACACCACTATTAATGGATGACTTTGACATCCTATTTCACGATTTTTTCCGTCCATCGACGAATTTCTTTCCATTAAACACAAGCAATATCGGCCAGGTAAAGCTTTCACATCCAATCAACATTTATTACAATAGCAAAGGGCTCAATTTCGAGGTTGCCTGTACCGGTTTAACCAAAGATGATGTGTCTATTTCTATTGAAGATGGTTCACTTAGTATAAAATATGATAAGAAGCCACCAAAAGAAGATGACTCGTTTGTAGGCATCCATAATGGTCTGTCTCGTAAATCATTTGACTTTGTTTATAAAATTGCATCAAAATTTGATTTAGATAATGCAGATGCTAAATTGGAGAATGGTTTATTACATATTGTAATCCCAGTTGCTGAATCAGCGAAATCAAAACAATTAAAAATTAAATAAAACCTTCTATCTGAAGTCTTTGGTTTTATAATATTAGTTACGTATATTCAAAATAAAAAACGTTATGAAATTTATTCCTAAAGGAACATTTAAATCATTTAAAGAAGCGGAACAACATGCTATTTCATCTATTGCAGGTGACGAAAAAATAGGTTACGTTGTATTATCTGAACGAAGATGTTTCATCAAATTCTACTATATAAATTATTATCTCAGAACTATTATTGATAAACCAGAAGATATAAAATAAATTATGGAAACACCAATTGCTTTTAATTCATCCGGAAACACATCCGGTTATTCATTTGGACCTAATTGGACAACTCCTGAGCGAGTTGAATTAAATGAATGTGAGAATAGTATTGAAATGATTTATAAACAATCATCATATTATAATGTATCACCTTGTCCTCAATCTATTGAGAGAGTATATAAGATTATATTTAGTTGTATAGATGGTAAATGGAATAAATCTGAGCCAATTTATGGAGAAATTGTTCCTGCACAAGAAGAATATTATGAATTTGAAGAATAATTATATAAACAACAAATAAATATTTATGAAAAAATTAGAGGCATTATTTAATGCGGTTATTGTAAAACCTGTCGAGGTTGAAGAACAATTACATGGAAATATTATCGTTCCAGACATTGATAAACAAACAAACGTTATTGGAGAAATTGTAGCAATCGGCCCTGGTACATATTCAGTTACAGGAGATTTTCTACCTACAGTATCTAAAATAGGTGATGTAGTTATAATCCCAAGCATGGGCTTCTCGAAATTCTCGTTCGATGGTATTGAATATAATATAGGGGTCGAAAATCAATTACTAGGAAAAATTATAGAAGAATGAAATATGTTCAAAAACAACCAGATGGTCTTAAAAACATTAAGTTGTTGAAAGAACAATATCCTTCATTGCAAAGATGGGGTGATGATAATGCTTTTACTGTATATCAAAATATTCAAGAACAACAATTAATTAAAGAATTTTTATATACTGTTGAACCTAATAAAACTTATGAACAAATAAACAAACGAGTTGATAATATTGTTGTTCGTAAATTGGTCAAAAATAGTAAAATAATTCAAATAGAAATAAAGTTCATTAATAAACTTGCCGAAAATTTAGGGAAAGTAAATAAAATAATGGATATTTTAGGATGGTATCCAACCTTTATTAATTATAAAAATGGTGGGATATATTCAAAGACTGTAAGTAAATTATTGGATTACCAAAATGTTATAATAATATATGATGCTAGGTATGATATGGAGGTTCAAGTAAATTCTCCTTATTTATATCATGTAACTCCGGATATTTCATATGTTAAAATAAAAGCTAGTGGTTTAACTCCAAAAACTCAATCTAAATTATCCAATCATCCTGGACGAATATATCTATTAGATCCTGAAGGAGATTCCGATATAAAAGGAACAGTTTTAGAAACTGCTATAGATGTTTTAAATAATTATGAAAATAAAGACAAAGTTAAAGATATGTATGTTCTTCGAATAAATATGTCTAAACTTAAGAAATTGAAATTTTTTGAAGACCCAAAATTTGATTTGGGAAATGCAATTTGGACGTATGAAAATATTCCTCCATACGCTATTGAAGTAGTAGATAAATTAGATATTAAATTATAAAATACAAATATGAATAAACAAATTGAATTCGGGTCGGAAGCCCGTACAAAGTTAATGAAAGGTATCGACACACTTGCCGATGCCGTTGTGGCTACATTAGGGCCGAATGGTCGAAATGTATTATTTACTGTAAATGGAGAAACAGTAAGTTCAAAGGATGGGATTTCTGTTGCGAAATCAATCACGCTAAAAGATCCTATCGAGGAAATGGGTGTAAAATTAATTCGCCAAGCAGCCTCTAAAACAGCTGAAAAAGCAGGTGATGGTACAACAACATCTACTCTATTGGCTCGCGAAATGGTTAAAACAGGTTTAACTCATCTTGCACAAGGTGTTAATGTAACAGAAATTAAGAAAGGTATTGATCAAGCAGTCTCTCAAGTAATTGATACGCTACGCAATCAGATCTCAGAGGATATTTCATCAGAAAATCAATTAGAACAAATTGCTACTATTTCTGCCAATAATGATATTGATACTGGTAAATTAATTGCAACAGCCATTGGTAAAGTAGGTATTGAAGGTATTGTTCATATCGAAGAATCAAAAACAGGCGAAACATATCTTGAAACAGTTGAAGGTATTCAATTCGAACGCGGATATAAATCACCGTATTTTGTTACGGACAATAACACAATGAATGCAGTATTAGATAATCCATTAATTCTTCTTTATGATGGACGTTTAACACAAGCAAAAGAGCTAGTTCCTATCCTCAACGATGTGTCTCAACAAGGTCGTTCTTTATTGATTATTTCAGAAGAACTAGATGGAGAAGCACTCGCTACACTCATTGTAAATAAGATGAGAGGTACCATTCGTGTATGTGCAGTTAAAGCACCAGATTTTGGCGATCGACGTAAGCTTATCATGGAAGATATTGCTATCACAACAGGCGGTATTGTAGTAAGTAAAGAAAAAGGTATGTCACTTGAGAAATTCAATAAAGACTGGTTTGGTCAAGCTCGTACAATCACAGTAGGTAAAGAAGAAACCACTATTGTTGATGGAAAGGGTGATGAAGATAAAATTACTCAACGTATCGAAGAACTTCAAAAACAAATCGATAAAGCACAATCCGCATTCGAAAAAGAAAAACTACAAGAACGTTTAGCTAAAATGGTTGGCGGAGTAGCAGTCATTCATGTTGGTGGAAATACTGAAGCAGAAATGCGCGAAAAGAAGGATCGTGTTGAAGATGCATTACATGCCACTAAAGCAGCCATTGAAGAAGGTATTGTACCGGGTGGAGGAGTAGCATTGTTGTTTGCTAGAGAAGGTATTACATATGAAAAAAGCAATCAAGCAGGTATAAATGTCGGTAAACAAATTGTCTATAAAGCTTGTGGTAAACCATTCTATCAAATATTAATGAATGCAGGTTATACTGAAAGTGAAATTTATCCAATATCGGCTGAAATAGGTAAGATGGGTGAAATTGATTCTAAACCTAGGTTTGGATATGATATTAATTCAGAAACAATTGTTGATATGATTAGCACAGGTATTCTTGACCCCTCGAAATGTACACGCCTTAGTTTAGTTCATGCGGCCAGTGTAGCCCAAACTATTCTTCTAACAGAAGTTATAGTAGCTGACTTACCAGACGATAAAAAACCTGAGATTGACCCAATGATGGGTATGATGTAAACAAAATTATAGCTTACCTAAAAAGGCACCGAGAATTACCAAGTCAAGCCTCTACAACTATAGGTTGCACGTAACTTGTGAGATGGGAGGGACGCCTCTTAAGCTATAAAATACAATATGAGTAAGAGAGTGGCAATCTATTCTGGTCGGCGTAATCCCGAATATCACTAAATGACAGTAAGTCTCGCACTAATAGGTTGACTCATATTTTACAAGAATTTCGGAGAATCGTTTGGTTTTCCGATTTTCTTTTTGTATATTTACGTATAAGATAAATAATTAATCAAGGAAATGAAATATGAAACAAATTATTATGAACAAAGTAAAATTTTTCGAATCAATTCAAATTTTTGTAAACGCTATTGGAGCATACGCTATAGGCTCATTCGCAGCCATGTATGATTGGAGAATAGCATTGATATTAATTCCGTATGTGTTTTTTGTAACATTTGCAATTATCTTTAAAAATAAGATTAAAGGTAAATAATGAAAGATAAATTACTTTACCGCATTGAAGGAACTAAGGGTAATTATTCAATATGGCTCGGAGGAGGTGGATATCCTTGGAATTCATGGCAGTTTGGTATTAAAACCAAGAAGGAATGTGATAAAATAATAAAACGATTAAAAGAAAATGAATAACAAGTTCTGTAAAAAAAATTATAGGTCTATATATTTATAATAAAATTACAGACCTATGAGAAAAATGTGTGCTAAATGTGGAGTTAATGAAAAATGCAATGATCATAATTCTTATTGTAGACCTTGCAAAAATGCAATGGATTTAAAATCTTATCATAACAACAATGATAAAAGAAGAAAATATGTTAAAGATTATTTAGATAAAAATCCCGAACGAAGAGAAAAAAACGTTTTATCAACAAGGAAATGGAGAGAAGAAAATCCTCATTATATAGCAGATTGGGTAACAGAAAAAATAAAAACAGATCCTCAATATTATTTGAGATCTATCATTAATTCCTCTCTTCATGGTTATTTAAAATCTTCCAATGATCAAAATCCAATATGGTATTTAGGATGTACACTTGAAGAGTTTAAAATATATATAGAGAACCAATTTGATGATAAAATGAATTGGGAAAATAGAGGCAGATTTGGATGGCATATAGATCATATAAAACCTGTTAATACATTTGATTTAACGAATGAAGAACAAATTAAACAATGTTGGAATTTTTCTAATTTAAGACCATTATGGTGGGAAGATAATTTGAAAAGGCCTAAAGATGGAAGTGATATATAAAATAACAACAATGATACAAAATAAAACCCACAGTCTTTTTACAGAAAAATGGAGACCATCCTCACTCAACTCATTCATGGGCGACGAACAACTCAAAGCATACTTTGCTAAAGCAATCGCCCAAAATTATATACAAAATTATATATTCACAGGCTCACCTGGAACAGGAAAAACGACACTCGCTAAAATCCTAATTAATAATATGGATTGTGAATCACTTATTATAAATATGAGTGATGAACGTGGAATCGATACAGTCCGCGACAAAATTGTAGGTTTTGCTTCAACAATGTCATTTAGTCCACTTAAAATAATAGTATGTGAAGAATGTTTAGATGAAAACACATTAGTTACTGTTTTGAGAAAAGGAAATATTCAACAGATTCCTATAAGAGATTTAAATGAAAAAAATGATCTTGTTAAATCATTTAATACTAAAAAAAATAGAATTGAATGGAAACCATTTTATCTGTGGGATAAAGGGGAACAAGAAACATATGAAATAGAATTTGAAAATGGAGAAATAATAATATGCACTCCTGATCATAAATGGTATGTTGAAGATGTTGAAGGAAAATTGAAAGTAGTTAAAACTATTGAATTAGAAGATTATATGGAAATATTTAATCCCAAAGCTTATATAGGAATAGATGGAAAAACTGAAAATAAAATCAATTAAAAAGACAGGTAATATAAATCATGTTTATGACATATCTGTAGATGGAAATCATAATTTTTTTATAGGAAATAAAGGGGATATATTGACTCATAATTGTGATAGTATGATGCAATCTGCCCAACTCGCGCTCAGAGCAGTAATTGAAACATTTTCATTAAATACTCGTTTTATATTCACTTGTAATTATATTGAACGTATTATTGAACCATTACAATCGCGATGTGAAGTTGTAAAAATTGTTCCTCCATCTAAAAAGGTAATTGCTGTTCATTTGGCAACCATTTGTGATGAAGAAGAAATACAATACAAAATTGAGGACATAGTAAAGATTGTCAATAAAAATTATCCAGACATCCGCAAGATGCTCAATTCTATACAATCCAGTATAGTAGATAATAATCTTGTTTTGAATGAGAGGATTGCTGTATCTTCTACTTATATGGAAGAAGCATTAGTTGAATTAAAGAAACCAAAACCAAGATTTCTGACTATACGTCAAATAATTATTGATTCAGGTGTAAATAGTTTTGAAGATATGTTTCGTTTTTTATATGAGAGAGCATCTGAATATTTGCCTGGTAGGGAAGGTATGATCGCTGTTTTAGTAAATGAACATGCGTTTCAAGCTATACAGGCCATTGATCACGAAATAAATGTGTCTTCATTAATATATAAAATAATTGAATTAAAATGAAAGATAAAAGACATTGTTGTAGAAATGGATATTGGTTTACAGTTCAACAAATAAATAATATTTCTCATTTATTTATCTATGACTCAAATCTATACCCAGATAGTGATTATAGAAGTCAAGAAGAATGGAGAAGGAGTGGTGTTGGGTTGTGCATACCTATTAATGATAAAGAAGATTTAAAAGCAATTAGTAAATTATTTAAATAATATAAGTTATGAAAAAATTAGAAGAATTAACAGAACTAGAGATCAAAGATTTGTCATACGATGACATTGAGTTATTAATTAAATTGCGTAAAGCTGAGGAAGGAGTTAAATTCATTACTCGTCCTATCGAACCCGAGCTACATCAAGTAGAAGATCCAGACATGATTGTTTATTCATGTAAAATATTGGGTGACAATATTGTATTTGGAGATATGAAAGATGTAACTGAAGCAGTTACTCTATTACAAAAGATCAACAAGAAATACAAGCTTGACTACAATTACAGTAAGACAGGAAGCGACAAGAAGTTTGCATCAACTGATTTAGATAAAGGGCTATATAGTGGAGAAACATTATATGACATTAAATCACAACGTGTATATTCAGTTGATTTATATAACAAGGTTGCTGATATTATTAGTGATAATGATAAATTGAAAAAGCAATACGAAAAGGAATTGAAAGAATACAATTCGTCTGTTGATGATGCTAAATGGATCGCGACTGAAATTAAAGATAGAGTATACGAGATTCAAAAGAAATATCAACAGTTGTCCGATTATTGTTATTATTTCAAACGTGATTATTTACCATTAGCTGGTGATGATGAGAAAATAGCAATGGCTTTTATCAATAAGGCATATTCATTAACAGAAGAACAACAAGAATATATTTTAGCTAATTATAAGGAGGTAAAATGAAAAATCTACCAAAATATAAGATAAATGAAATGAGAGTTAAACAAAATTTTAGCGCAAGGGATCTCATAGACATAAGCGACAGTCTTAAAAAGAATAATCAAATAGGTGATCCAACCAAAATATCAATAAATAAAAATATATGAACCAACCACAAATCGATTTAAGTCAATCTTCCGAAGTTCTTTCTTCAACAGGCGGACAAATTTTTCAAGCAGGATATGTACTGAGACGAGTATCTAAATTTCTAACCTTCACTGAAGAAGATGTGATAGTTCCCGTCCAAGTGTTCTATGACCCATTAACTATGGAGTTGGCCAAGGATTTATTGCATCCTGATATTAGACCGTTATATGACCATATCTAAACCTTTTGACTGGGTCAAAGAAATTACTTCCACCAAAACCCCCGCTAACCAGTTTAGCGAGGGAGAATGGAAGCTATTCTCTGATTTTTTTATCGCAAAGTCACTTTCAATGAACGCTAAGTTGCTTGAACTAGTAAACTACATTCAAGGGCTCAATGTTCAGGATAAAAAGCAATTATATACGATTTATTGTGAATTTTGCCCAAGAGATAATAAGTATTATCCATACCTCAAAAAATCAGCAATAAAAGAAAATACTGAATTGATCGATATATTGAAAGGATATTATGAATTGTCTGCTAGGGAAATGAAAGATGCATTACCTTTATTAGATAAAAATGTAATCGAAAGTATATTAACTGATCATGGTTATGATAAGAAGGAAATTAAGAAATTAATTAAAGGTCTTTGATTGTAAAATAATGTTTCGTATATTTACGTTATGAAAGAAAAGAAACACTACTGCATGAATGGATATACATTTAGTGTAGTTAAAACAGGTAATATATCAACATTATTTATTTCTGATAGTAATTTGTATCCAGACGAAGATTCACGTTCACAAGATTATTGGAGGTTGAATGGAGGTCTATGCATTCCTATCAATAATGATAAAGATTTAAAAGAAATTAGTAAATTATTTAAAATATAAGTTATGTCAATAAAAGAAATTCTCGATGAGATTGCTGCTGAAAGTAGCACTAACCAAAAAATGGTTATTCTTGCTAAGTACAAAGATAATGAATTACTTAAACGTGTAATTTATCTTGCTCATTCCAAACGTGTAAAATTCTACATCAAGCAGATACCTGAATATATTTATTCAGAAAATCATAATCATTCATTAGATGCCGCTATAAATAGTTTAGATATGTTTAGTAGCAGAAAATTAACAGGTATAGCTGCTTTGGAATATTTAAGAGATATATTAGAATCATGTATACCAGACGACGCCTACGTTATCGAACGCATCATAAGCAAAGATCTTAAAATTGGAATGGGAGGAAATATTAATAAAGTATTCCCTAAACTCATAGAAGAAACACCATACATGGGTGCAAAACCATTTGACACTCAATTGGTAAAAGATTTATTTAAAGGTGGTAAATCTGTGTTTTGTGATGTTAAAATGGATGGAAGATATAATAATGCAATCATCAGAAATGGAGATGTAGAATTAGAATCACGTTCAGGTGAAACAGTACTATTAGATAATGCTAAATTCGTAGAAGAATTATCTAAATTTCCTGATTGTGTTTTAAACGGTGAATTAACTATTGATGGTATTGAACGTTACAAAGCAAACGGTATGATTCGTTCAATGATCGATATTACATCAAAACAATCACAACGTACAGAAGAAGAACACGCCAAAAAAATAAATGCATTTGAAGAAGAAAACAGATGTACTTTTCAAGAAGCACTCGATAAAATTAAATATACTATTTGGGATACAATTACAGTGGATGAATATTTTGATCAACATTCCAATGTTCCTTATTGGGATAGATGGTCTAATGTATTAAAATATATTAATTATACTAGACCTAGTTTAGTAGTAGCAGTAGAGAAGATTAAAGTATCTACTTATGAAGAAGCGTTGATATTTTTCCAAAAATGTTTGGAAAGAGGTTTGGAAGGTATAATTGTTAAATCGTTGGATGGTAAATGGAAAGATGGGAAATTCAAAAACCAGATTAAAATGAAGTTAGAGATAGAAATAGATCTACAAATTGTTCAATTTAATAAGGGTGGTAGAGGTACTAAAAACGAACATACTGTTTCATCTATTACTTGTCAATCTTCTGATGGTCTATTGATTACAACACCAGCTGGCATCACGGAGGTCATGATGGGTCATATTAACAATCATCAAGAGGAACTGATGGGTACTATAGTCTGTGTCGAATGTTCTGGTATAACTCAAGACGTTAATGGTAACTACTCAACATTACATCCGCGTCTGGGATCTCAAAAATTCAGAACAGATAAGACAGTTGCTGATTCATTAGAGCAAATATTATCAATAGAATCCATGGCGAAGGGTTTAAAGTAATTTATAATTTTATAATCTCTTTTGTAATCTTCCATTATTTTATCATATGTATAATCGACATAATGGTTATTAATGATAAAAATATATTTAATGGATGAATTAGATAATAGTAAAATTTGTAAAAAATGTGGTATAGAAAAATCTTTTTCTGAATTCTATAAAAGGGAAGATTTAAAAGATGGATTGAATATATATTGTAAAGAATGTCATAAAAACCATTATGACGAAACAAAAGAGAAAGATCCAGAAAAATTTAAAGAATATAATAAAAAACAAGCTGAAAAATATCAAGTTAATCAAAAAATTATTTGGGAAAATAATGTAGAAGAGATTGAATTCAATAAACAATTCATTATACATAAAATATGCAGAAAATGTGAGCAAGAAAAACCTATATCTGAATTTGGAATACAGACAGGATCGAAGGATGGTTTCAATTCTAATTGTAAAAAATGTAATAATGAATTATCTAAATTATGTCATGAACGATGTCCAGAAAAGCATAGAGAATCAAATCGACGATATAGTAAAAGAAATAAAGAAAAGGTTAAGATTAACCGACAAGGTTTAGACAAAACTAAACATAACGAACATAATATGAGTAGATATTATTCAGAACCTGAGTTTAGAATTAAAAAGTTAGTCGGATCAAGGATATATCAGTTATTAAGAAAAAACAAGTCCAATAAATTTAATAAATCAGTTAAATATTTAGGTTGTCCTATTAAAGAATATAGAGAATATCTTGAACAACAGTTTCTCCCAGAAATGACTTGGGAGAATCATGGAAAAGTTTGGGAGATAGATCATATAATACCGTGTGATACTTTTGATCTAACTATTGAAGAGGAACAATATAAATGTTTTAATTATACAAACACACAACCACTTTTCAAAACAACAGAAATAGCCGAGTCATTCGGTTATATAGGATATATAGGTAATAGAGATAAAAATAAATCATAATGGGACGGATTAAAAAATACACGACAAAAGAGACTAAACTCGAATCTCGAAATGTAGCATCCAAGAAATACTACTGGGCTAATAAAGAAAAATGCGATAAAGAAGCAAGAGAACGATATCAGAAAAAGCAAAAGAATGAGTAAAACCAAACAACACGTCCCAGATATAATCAGACATGTTCAATCACATGTTCCAAAACCAGTAAACTATACTTTTCAAAAGAATATATCGTATTCTCAAATAAACATGTTTCACCAATGTCCACAAAGGTGGAAACTGATTTATAAAGATAAGAAGAGACTCTTCAGCTCTAATATAAGTACAGTATTTGGAAGTAGTCTCCATCTTGTTATCCAACATTACCTAACAGTCCTATTTAGTGAAAGTGGAGCAAGCGCAGACAGACTCGATTTAGAGGAAATGTTTCAAATAGCGTTCGCCCGCGAATATAAAGAACAATACGAGGCTAACAATAAACAACATTTCTCTTCAGCAGATGAAATGAATGAATTTTATCAAGATGCTGTTAAATTGTTGTATGATTTCAAGAAATATAGAAGCGCTCATTTCAGTAGGAAAGGATGGTATTTGGTTGGAATAGAGGTACCTATCACACTACCACCACACGCTGATTATCCTAATTTATTGTATTTAGGTTATTTGGATGTTGTGTTATATCATGAAGATACAAATACGATTAAAATTATTGACTTAAAATCAGCATCTAAAAGTTGGGGCGATTGGCAGAAGAAAGATCCAGCCAAAACTAATCAATTGGTTCTATATAAGAAATATTTCGCTGATCAATATAATTTTCCAATAGATAATATTGAAATTGAATTCTTTATTCTGAAGCGCAAGATATATGAAGAATCAGAATTTGTCCAAAAACACATACAAACATTCACGCCTGCTAGCGGTAAAAATAAAGTGAGAGTGGCTAGTGAATCAGTAAACACGTTTATTGAGGAATGTTTCAATATAGATAATACTATAAAAGACATAGACTACCCTAAAAATGTTACTAAATTGTGCGATTGGTGTCCATTTAAATCAACTTGTTTGAAATAGTATATAAATATATCATATGTATAATAAACCAATTAAAATTATACATTATGAGTAAAGACCAGTCCCTTACAAGTGTTAAATTAAATACTGAAATGTTCGATAACTTTAGAGTAGAAGCAATCAAAAGCAAGTTCTCTTTTCAGAAGCTGACAGAGCGTTCAATACATTTATTTCTTACAGATCCAACATATAAAACTATGATTCTTAATCATAATGATTTGTCTATGTGAGATATGTTTCGTATATTTCGCTAAATAAGAAAATAAGAAGTTATGAATGTAATATTTTTGGATATTGATGGTGTTATGAACTCGAATGATTTTTATCATAGAAAACACAACACGACTAAGATGAAGTTACATAGATTGTGGGTTAATATTAAATTAACTCCACAATGGATTATGACTGGTTCTCGTAGTAAAATATACAGCCTAGCTGATTATGTTTCACCTGCCTATACTAAAACATTCAAATATAATTTTAATAGACTGAAAGAAGATTCTGATCCATTAAAGTGGGAGTGGTTGACTGAGTTTTGTAATCGAACAAATACTAAAATTTGTATTTCATCTTGTTGGAAACATAGTTTTAATTCTAATCCAAATATTAATTTAGAATGGTGGGATGAAACATTCAATAAACTTGGGTTCAATATAGACACGTTTGTTGGTATAACAGGTAATAGAGGAGAATGTCGCGGAGATGAAATAAAAGCATGGATTGATAAAGTTAATTCTAATCAAAATACAACTCCATACGTTATTGATTCAGTAGACAAATACGCTATCATTGATGATTCAGACATGCTCCCAGAACAAAAGGATTCATTCTTCCATGTGGATGGTTATTATGGATTATCACCAAACACGTTATATAGAATAGGTAGACATTTTAATAAAACAGATGAATTTGGAAATCATCTTAAACCATAAAAATACATAAATAAGTTATGCCTGGTTGTAATCAATGTAAATTCCATCAAAGTCATTTGAATTGGAATGAAGATGGTAAGTTAGATAAATCTACTTATACTTGTGATAATGGAAAAACATTAGAAACAATTGAGTGGTGGATAAATAATGGTCATAAAATTGATATTCCATTAGATGACATGGATTGCTTTGAATTTACAGATTCAAGAAAATCGCTTAATTCAATGAGTGATAAATTAGATGAAATGTTAAAATTATTTAAAGAAAACAATAAATAAGTTATGAAAGCACGCGAAGATTACAACACACTACTCAACTCAGGTATGTTCTTTGAGTTTCATCCTGAACTAACCGGGATATGGAAAGAAGACCGAATGAAATGGTTTATTATTCAAGGTGTACTTACTGAGAGTTCATCTATGATTGATAGACTTAGAGCTATATTCGATAATGAATCTCAAGAAGAAATAATGGCTGACTGGGAAATGTCTCGTTATGGTTGTAGAAGAGCTATCAAAGATGCCCAATACTCTAGAGTACTCCATTACATATGTAATTTATCACTAGCCCTATTAGAATCAGAATTTGAACGTTTCCTTAAATGGGAAACAAAATATGAAGAATTCCAATACGATCATAGACATGTACAAACATCCAGTACTCTATTCAACACTTTGATTGATATCATAAGAGACAATTATAGTATTGATATTGATTCAGATAAAGACTTTTCAACTGAATGTTTTAGTGCTAAAGGATATGTATTTACATTGTTTGTTGGTCAAGGTGCGTTTTGGAGAATAGAAAAAGATGGTAAAACAATATTTCAAAATATGTAATTATGAAAGAACAACTAATATCATTCGAAACAGCCAAACTCGCTCATAAAGCGAAATTTAAAGAAGGTCAATTCTATTGTTATGGAGAAGATGGCAAAATGGACAGTATGTGGGGTCAAGATGATTGGATTACGTTCGGTTATTATGAAGGATCATATTTAGCGCCTACTCAGTCTGTATTGCAAAGATGGTTGAGGGATAATCATAGAATAAATATAGATATCGAAACATTAATGAATGATAGTTATATTATATACAGTTTTGATTTAGTATATATCCTTGAAACATTACATGTTAAACCATTTAAAGCGAGATATGATTCGTATGAAGAAGCACTCGAAGTAGGTTTGTTAGAAGCACTTAAATTAATCAAATAAAACATATGATCTCAATAAATATAATAATAGTAATTTTATTTATACATTGGATTGCAGACTTTGTACTTCAAACAGATAAACAGGCCAAAAATAAAAGCAAAAGTTTTTAGCATTAGTTGAACATACATTTGTATATTCTTCAATAATTGGATTTACATCATGTTTTTTCCTAAGCTATACAAATTCAATGATTCCAACAATTTTTATGGTAATCACATTTGCAACTCATACAATAATCGATTTTATAACTAGTAAAATAAATACTAAATTAGGTTTATAATGAAAGAAAATTATATCCCTCAAAAGGATAGAAGAAAAATTCTTCTAATTGGCGATGATTTACGCGCATATAGTGGCGTGGGTAGGATTCTGAAAGAAATCGTTATCCATACGTCCCATCATTTTAACTGGGTCGAGCTTGCAGGAAGTATAAAGACGCCAGATCAAGGTAAAATATTCGATATAAGTGCTGATATAAATAAAGAGGCAGGTATTGAGGACGCGTCTGTTAAATTATATCCAGTCTGCGATTATGGGACATCTCAAATATTAAGAGAAGTGATGAAGTTGGAGAAACCAGACGCATTGATGTTAATGGGTGACCCACGCATGTTCTTGTGGGTCTTCTCGATGGAGGACGAGATCAGGTCTAAAATTCCGATTATTTGGAATAATATCTGGGATGATGTTTTAAGTCCCGCCTATAATGGTCCATATTATGAATCAACTGATTTATTGATGGGGATTTCGAAGCAGACAGTCAATATAAATAAAATGGTATTGGGTGATAAAGCTAAAAATAAAATAATTACATATAATGCACATGGTCTTGACCATACCAAATATTTCCCCATCCCAGAAGATGATTCTAAATATATAGAATTCAGAAATAAAATATTAAATGGTGAAGAAATAGATTTCGTTATGTTCTTTAACTCGCGTAATATGCGTAGAAAACAAATTTGCGATAGTTTATTAGCATTCAAGTATTTCCTAGATGGTATTCCTTACGAACAAGCGCTTAAATGTAAGTTTATACTCAAAACAGAAATCGTATCTGAACATGGTACTGATTTAGAGGTTGTCCGCGAATATTTATTTGAAGAAAAATATCCAAACAATATAATCCTGTTACCACAAGTATTTAATGATACAGAACTCAATTATTTATATAATATAGCAGACGCTCAAATATTAATATCTAGTAATGAGGGGTGGGGGATGACCATTACAGAAGCTATATTGGCCGGAACTCCAGTCATTGCTAACTGTACAGGAGGTTTGATTGACCAATTGCGTTTCGAGGACGAAAACGGAGATTGGTATACACCTTCCAAAGATATACCGTCCAACCATAGAGGTACATATAAAAAACATGGTGAGTGGGCATTCCCAGTATATCCATCCAACCTATCAATACAAGGTTCTCCGTTAACTCCTTACATATACGATGATAGATGTAAATGGGAAGACGCAGCCGAACGCATAACGGAATTATATTCAATGACTAGAGAAGAACGCAAAGCACGCGGGTTGAAAGGACGTGAATGGGCTATAGGAGATGAAGCAGGTTTTACTTCGAAACATCAAGGTGAACGAGTAATAGAAGCATTCGATGAATTATTCAGAGTATTTAAGCCTAGAGAACGTTATGAAGTCGTTAATGCGAATGAATATAAAGGCAAGATGATTAACCATCCTATAATTTATTAAATATGATACTCGAAATAACAACCCCAAAAAGCACGCAAACGACATCGCTGTGATTATTGTGGACAACTCATTGAAATAGGAGAGATATATGAAAATCAAACAAGTGTTGGCGAAGGTAGTGTATATCATTGGAAATCACATATTTCTTGTCAAAAATTGGCTAATGAATTAGATATGTTTAAAGAATGTGATTCTAATATAGGTGTTACAGGCTATGATTTTCATGAGTTTGTTTGTGAAGAATATTGTAGTTTGTTGAATGGAGGTTTGGAGGATGTAAATAAAGATATTACATTCAAACATAAATTAAATTTTGTAAAAGATCATTATAAGTTATGAGTAAAAATACATGCGTTATTTATGGACCAATTGATGTATATGGAGGATATCCAGCACACGCGCGCGAAAAATGTAAAGCAATCATTGAGTTGCGTAAAGAAGTTTGGGATATAAAAATTATATCTTGTGGATGGGGAAGTTTACCTATGTCATTTTTGACAGACAACGAAGAAGAGTGGGGGTGGTTGAAAGAATATATTCTACAAGGTCCTCTTACATACAAACCCGACTATATGTTTTTTATAACTATACCAACTGAAAGTAAACCAGTTGGACGATGGAATTGCTCTATAAATGCCGGTATAGAGACCAACATGTGTGATGGATCGTGGATTGAAAGTATGAATAATATTGATATGACGTGGGTGTCATCAAATCATTCCAAAAACGTATATCAAAGTCTTGTATTTAATAAAGTAGATAATCAAGGTAAACAGCTAGGACAACTCAAATTAGAAAAACCAATCGAAGTTGTATTTGAAGGTAGTCAAACAAATATTTACCATCCAATACAAAACGCTGACGAAGATATATTTGATATAAGTAATATAAAAGAAAAATTCAACTTTTTATTTGTCGGGCATTGGATTGGGAATGACTTAATGAACGATAGAAAAAAGGTAGGATTACTGATTAAGCTATTCTATGAGACATTCAAAAATACAATCAACCCACCAGCCCTCATTCTCAAGGCGTCTGTTGGTACCTCAAGCTACATGAATAAGGACGAAATACTTAAGCGCATTCTCAAAATTCGCAAAACGGTTATAAACGAGTCATTACCAAACATTTATTTATTGAATGGTAATATATCAGATGAAGATATGAACAATTTATATAATCACCCTCGTGTCAAAGCAATGGTTTCACTCAGTAGCGGTGAAGGATATGGAAAACCTCTTCTCGAATTCAGTCTTGTCAACAAGCCAATCATAACCACAAACTGGTCAGGCCAACTCGACTTCCTCGACCCGACTCTAACAACACTTCTTCCAGGCGAACTCAAACAAGTTCATCCAAGCGCAGTAAATCAATGGATATTGAAGGATGCTA